CGGCTAAAGGTGTTGCTTGGAAGCGTCGGTGAAGCCAATAAACTGTTTGAGGATCTTGCCCAGTATGCAGGCAAGGTGCCATTCCAGCTTGATGAAATCATGGAGTCCGCTACCACCCTCGGAGGAATTATGGATGGGGGCCGGAAGCAGATCATGAGTTGGATGCCGCTGATTGGCGATCTGGCCGCAGCGACTGGACTTGGGATTAGGGAAACCACAGAACAGGTACAACGCATGCTTTCTGCTGGCGCAGCTTCTGCAGATCGATTCCGTGAGCGTGGCGTTTTGGCGATGCTGGGATTCCAAGCCGGAGTCTCATATTCAGCCAAGGAGACAGAAGAGCGACTGGAGAAAGCATGGGAGTCTTCTGCGTCCAAATTCCGCGGGGCTACTGATGAAATGGCCAAGACATGGACGGGTTCGGTTTCAATGCTTGGGGACGCGTGGTTTCAATTCAAAAGAAAGGTAATGGAGGCGGGCGTCATTGAATATCTCAAGGCCGGAATAGACAAGGCTACAGAATCCATGGGGGGGATGAAGGAGGCGGCCCCAAAAGTTGCAAGGTTTGTTATAACAAGCATTGATTTCATTGCCCGGGCCACCGCGCGAATAGTTGACGGATATAAGGTCGCAAAGATTGCAGCGCTATCGTTCGGCAAGGCCGCAGTACAGGCTAGGGTTTTCGTTGAAGATCTGACATCTCCAGGAACGTGGGATGATTTTAAGTCGGGGGTGCGCTCTCTTATTGCCGGCATGGAATCCGAAGTAAAATCAATCCAAGATCAAGCAAGGAAGGGATATTTTGCAGCGGTTAAAAAGGCAACCGATGCCGAGAGGGCCGTGCTTATATTGGAAAAAGACATCGCCGCCGCCCGAAAAGACACGTATGCGATAGAAGATGTTAACGTCTTTCTGGAGAAAATGCGGACGCAATTGGAATTGCAGGAGAAGTCCAGAGACTTACAGAAGAAGCAGGCCGGAGCCATAAAAAAAACCACAGCCGCTGTCCATGAGTTTTCTGATGCCATCCGTGGAGCATTTGAGCCAGAAGAAATAGTGGACTACGCGGCCCATACAATGGAAGTGCGGACGCACTTTCAGGGATGGAGTGAAGACATAGAGAAATTTGGCGAGGCATTGGATGATACAAAAAAGAAAACAAAAGAAAATAAAGAAGAAATCGTAGATTACGGAAAGAAGTTAAAGACGGGCGTGGCGGACGTTCTTTCTAGCAGCATTCTTCGGGCTATTGACGATGCCATCGAAGGCACCTTCAACTGGCAGCGCGCCGTGAGGGGACTTGCTAAAGACATGGCAATGATGGCCGCGAGAATGGCGTTGCAAGTAGGGATGAAGGCCGCTTTTGGGCTAGCCAAGGGCGGAGTTGTCCCAGGCGGACTTGAAGTCCCTTCTGCCGCCCAGGGCCGTATCGCCATGGGGCCTCAGCTTATGCAGGTAGGCGACAACCGAGAAAAAGCAGAAGCGGTGCTTCCCCTCCAGAGAGACGCGAAGGGAGACCTCGGCGTGGTGGCTGCCGGAGGCGGGGGAGGGGCTACGATTATCGTACAGGCCATGGATAGCGCAGACGTGTTGCGTTCCCTGCAGCAGGGGGGCGTTCTTCGGACTGCAATACAGGGATTAGTTGCAGAAGGGGGATCTGAAGGACTAGGACTATGACCAATCCACACTTTCCAACTTTAGACACTTACGGAACGGTGCAATTTGCCTTTTCGCCGCTTGGGCAGGCGGAAGTGTGGGGTACGGTATCGATTGAAAAAGAGAACGGTGCGCAAGAACAGCGGGCAATATGGGACAGCCCTCGTAGGCAATGGCGACTTGAGGGGAGGGCCCATTACATTCGGGATTTTGACAAGGTTATGGGATTCATTTACAGACGTAGGGGCGGAGGGAATTTCTGGTATCACGACGTGCCGAGACCGTTTCCGATCTGGTCCCCGTCGCAAGCAACCGGCGACGGCCCTACCTGTTCGCAGACGGCAAGCGGGGCCATGGATGCGCATACGGTGTATGTAAGCTACGCATGGGGTGACGGAACGAATGCGACTGAGGATGGGGCGGAGACCACCCAGGCGGTGCTTGCCAATAACCTCCTTACTGTGACGCCGGAAAGATTCCCGACAGGCGTAAGCCAGGCAGAGATTTATTACGGCACCGTATCGGGCACGCTGTACTGGGTAGGATCCCTAACAACTACCGGGGGCACGTGGACCGAACCATTCTCTACCGTGGATGGGGATTCCAACTCGGGCCAGAAGGTGTTGCAGATTGCCGCTACCACGAATTTTGAATCTGGGCAGTCTATTCTGATAGGCAAGGGCACCGCCAGGGAGGAGACAAAAATCATCGATACGGTACAAGCGGGTGTGTCTATCACCATGACGGCGGACCTCGACTATACCCATACCGCTGCGCAGGCTGACGAGGCCCACATATCCCCAGACACGGGCACGTCTCCAGGAACGTCCAATGCGCTTTATGACGAAGAGGTGAAGGTACGGCTATTAAACAATCCCGTACCTAGGCATATAGGCGGGGACGTGTGGTCTCTTGTCCTGGAGATTGAGGAGGTAAAACCCTAATGGCCGTATCCGTTCCTGCAGACCTACTCACCGAATCGAATACCCATGCAGCTTCCGACAGGGGGCCGTGGATCTGGCTGGTGGAACTGCACAGGGATTCCACGAACGTACTTTACTACGCCCGTGCTACGGAAGATGTGGTGTTTGATTCTCAGACCTACACGGCGAAGGCCATGCGGATAGACCCGATCAAGCAAGACGCCACCGGGGGTACACAGAATTTCAAGATCACGGTGCAGAACGTGGATCAAGTAATGGCAACTTATCTGGAAGCAGATGAACTGCGGGACTTCCCCGCTATTCTCAAGCTAGTGCACCGAGACCACCTCTCCACAGCTTCCAACTATCTGGAATATAGGGGCTATATCATTGCAGCGGACCTGGATAAGCAGTGGTGTACCCTCACTTGCGGAAATTATCCGTTGAGGAAAATGCCCATTCCCGGGGGGCGTTATTACAGAGAGCGATGCGAGTGGGTATTTAAGTCTGATGAATGCGGATACGCAGGCGGGCAAACCTCCTGCGACAAACGATATACAACGTGTGAGAACACCATGACAAACCACGATAGGTTCGGGGGATTCCCGAGTCTTCCCATGGAGCGACCCTGATGCCGATTATTGAGACAATTATTATCGGCGTGGTCATGACCATCATCGCTTCAGGTGTGGCGTGGAGCATGGGGGAATACGAGAAGCGCAAGGCCCGCCGCGCTGAGCGTTCGGGAAAGCTTGGTGATACCTACGAATTTGATCTGATGACCAACTCTACCCGTAACGGGCAAATGAAACCCGTTATTTATGGAACGCATCGGATAGGCGGGCAAATGATCCAGCAATTTACTCGGCAATACACCGAGGGCGTGGATCACTATTTTGCGTTAATCGGATTAGGATGGGGCCCGCTTGATAGCGTTGCGCCGAATGGCTATGCCGCTGATGTACATATCGATGGCAATACTTCCACAAACTATCGGGGTCTGAGCTGCGATGCTCGACGCGGCACGAACGACCAAACGGTGATGAACGACTGGCAGACCGTGACCACCGCTGTGGCGTATAACAATCAACTCGTCTATGGAACAGCCAACGCTATCCAGTGTGCAGGTACGGCTAACGCAGATAAGGCGCTCATCAAAGTGCAGTTTGTTTCTGGTATGTATTATGTAGATTCCGATGGACATCGGCACTCTACTTCCTTCTGGTGTTCAACTCGCTATAGAACAACTGCGGGGCCTGGGGCGTGGTCTTCCTGGACAAACCCCTCCACGGCTCCGTTTACAACCACCGCGCCCGGCCGTTTTACTCGCCGTAGATATGAGGCATTTTCAATATGGGTGCCGATAACTTTCCCCTCGAATGACACCTATGACGTGGAAATCCGCAGAGATTGTGCCGACCACGACGGCGCAGATATCGTTATGGATTCCTACGTGAAGGAATACCAGCAGATCGATTATGACGATCTCTTGTATCCCAACACCGGCTTGCTTGCCGTGGCGGCTTGTGCTACTGACCAGATTTCCGGGGCCATCCCCAGGATTACCTGTCTTGTACGGGGCAGGAATATCATGGGAATGAGTTCTGCGACAACGTTTACCACTCCCGCCACGACTCCGAATTCAAACAATCCTGCCTTAGTGATACTGGACCTCATCCATAATTCGAACTATGGAGCAGCAAAATATCTGCAGCCGCGCATGGATCTCACCCTTAACACCGTAGTGGGGGGACCGTTCACCGTGGGGGAGGTGGTGCTTGGGCCTGATGACGCGGCAAAGTATCGATTCAAGGGGATTGTCCGGGCGTTCTCTGGTACATCCATGACGGTACAGGCCACCCAAGGAGTCCCTTATACCAATCTTGCCGGACAGTCCAGCGGGGCCACGGCCAACATCACAAGCGTAGATTCCAACTCCGCCATAGACCTTACCAAACTATGGAGTTTCCATGAGTTCTGTGATGAGCAAGTTCCTGACGGCGGAGACGTTACTACAGTGGATGCAAACAGTGCAAGCGGCCAGAAAGTGCTAAACGTAGCCAGTACGACCACACCGGCCTTTGCTGCCGGGGATTCTGTGGTGATCAACTACGGCGGGGCCAGAGAGGAAAGCGGCACGATTGACACCGTACAGGCCGGGGTATCCATCACTCTACTAGCAAATCTTACTTATACCCACACTGCGGCCCAAGCGGACGAAGTGAGCATAGCCGAAAACCGTATGGAGTTTGATTTTGTTTTCGATGGGGACGAGGATCTGTGGGGGGCGATTGATCGTATCTGTAGATGTTCTAGGGCCATGCGTTGTATGAAAGGCAGTATCATCCAGATCCGGGAACTCATATCAGAAACACCTTCTCAGCTTATCTGTGAAGGCAATATCAACCGAGACTCCGTAACTATTTCTTACCTACCCACGGGCGACCGGCCCAACATGCTGGACGTGACATACAGGGATAAGGACTACGACTACCGCAAGACCGTAGCGCATTACGAGGATCCTACAGCTTATACCAATTCCGAGGACATGATCCGAGCGGAAATGGAACTGTACGGGATTACTCGGAAGTCACAGGCCAACCGGGAAATCTTTTTCCGGCTGAAACGGGCGAGATTCACGGGCAAGCTACTCAAGTTTTCCATGGGCATTGATCATGTGAAATTCGAAGTGGGGGACGTGTTCAGATTTGCGCATCAGGACTTTGGCTTTGGAACGAGTAGCGGCATGGTGTATTCCTCCACGAATGAAACCGCCACTCTTGACCACGATGTGACACTGGCTGGCGGGGAAACCATTCGCATCCGTCATCTCGACGGCACGGAAGAAACGCAAACGCTTGACGCCACCACCGGTACGGCAAGAACGGTGACGATAGCGGCCGCCGGAACGTGGACAACCAACCCGGCGTGGGGAACGCTGTTCGCCATTGGAACACTAGGCAGATTCCGGGTGTTGTCCATTGAGCCGGGGCAGCTCGGGGAGTGCGATATCGTAGCAGAAGAGGACGATACCGCGTACTACACGGATGACTACGGCGTGCTTCCCACGTTCACGGAATCTTCCCTGCCTGATCCGAATGAATTGCCGCCGGATGTTACCAATCTAACGCTTGCCATTGGGACGACCGTAAATCCTGACACGAGCGTGAATCAACACATAGATGTCCATTTTACAAAGCCCGATCACAACACTTACTCACATGCGGAAATCTACCTTAAAGAACTGAGCGGACAGGTTCATGTGAAAGGCACTAGTGACCGACAGCCCGGTACGGGTAACGCAGAATTTGACCGGCCCAAGGGGGTGTGTGCTGACGGAACCTATGTGTATGTAGCAGACGTGAGAAACCACCGAATAGTCAAACTAAACCAGAACGATCTGTCTTTCGTGGCCAACCTTGGAAGCCAGGGCGTGGGCGATGGCCAGTTTACCAACCCCTACGACGTGTGTACGGACGGAACGCATATCTGGGTCGCTGACACAACGAACAACCGCATACAAAAGCTGACGGTGGCTGGGGTGTTTGTAGATAAGCTCGGCACGGCTGGCGCGGGGGCCGATCAGTTCAACAACCCCATGGGGATCTGCCATGATTCCAACACATCCTTGATCTGTGTAGTGGACACATATAACCACCGCATGGTGGAGATTGACGAGGATCTTGACGGCAACGGAGGCGGCGGGACGTGGAACACCTACGGAGCGCAGGGGGCCGGGGTTGATCAGTTTGAGCGTCCCATGGGAATCGACACGGATCAAAGCTATTACTACGTGGCCGACACCGGAAACGACCGGATCAAAAGGATTACACTGGCGCTTGCTCACGATGTCACTGTAGGAACTACGGGCTCGGGCGACGATCAGTTTGACAAGCCGGAAGACATCGCGATTGACGGCACGAATGAACTTCTCTACGTGGCCGACACCCAGAACCACAGATACCATCGCAGAGACGGCGCTCCCTCTGGATCGCTTGCCTATGTCGATGACATTGGCGAAGAAGGCTACGGGCGGGATCAATTCTACTATCCACGAGGGATATGCCACCACGGAGATTTCATCTTCATCGCAGAACGGGGCTGGCACCAGGTACAGATCCGTGACGATGAAGAAACAGAGAATAGCGGATGGGAATACAAGGGCGAAACCCGGCAAAACAATTACCGCATTATTGATGAGTTTGCCCTTGGCGAGCAGTACAGGGTGAGCGCGGTTTCCGTGTCACCTACCCGCGTGAAGAAGGATCCCGAGGATGCCGTTACTACTACCATCATGACCCGAGCCCGAACTGATACGCCCTCAGATGTAACAAACTTCACAGCAGCAAACGCAGGGGGATACCAGGTAGTGCTGTCCTGGTCAGCGGTGAGGGCTACGGATCTTGCTGGCTACATAATCAAGGCGGGGCAATCGTGGGCCATTGGGCAGACCATCGCCATGGCCGACCGGGCAGCGGTGTCGTTCGTTACTCAGGCACCGCCCATAAACCAATCGACTACGTATTGGATTGCAGCCGTAACCACGTCGCAGGTTGAAAGCGCAACCCCTGCGAGCGTGAATTATACGACACCTTATGACCATCGTGCTATTGGATGGAATCAAAGCTTACCGTAGGTGAAACATGGCTTTCGGCGGGACTACTTACAACATGACGGAAGTGGCTAACGAGGTGATCCTCGACGAAGGAGCCGAGGAGGGCACCTGGACTTCTGCCGATTTCGACGTTGATACCCAGAACGGGGGAGGCGTGTGCTGGCGGCATGTCCGGCTTCGGGTGAAGGTGGAGGAGAACCCAGCGGACACCGGTGAGCCTTCGTTCATTGTGGAGATGCGTACTCACGATTCTGTGGGATGGAATTCTTACGCGCTTTTCCAGGAGGGGCAGTACGAATGCGATCAGATAACAGTGAAGGTAACGGTATTCGGAGACGTGGGCGTAGGCCAACGGCCCAAGATAACGGTATGCGACATGGACGCGCCTCCTGTGGATTCCGTGCCGGCGGCGGGAAATATCATCAGCGAAGTAGGGGCGTTGCCT